ACTTGGCGCGCATGCCCCCGATCGGTGCCGACGAGAGCTTGATAAGGATATCCCGACCCTTTTGCCCAGCCATCTAGATCTCCTCGGTGACAACGCGCCAGCTTTGAAAGCCACAGTAGGTCTGGCCTTCGCCATCGCGGAAAACGAGGGAACGCCGGCGTTCGATGTTCACCAGCGCGTGGCCGGCGAGGGAAAATGTGGCGCCGCGCAGGCTCGCCTCGATCGCGTCGATAATGGTTTCCGCCTGCTTCGGACCTTCGTGCTCGGTCCACGCATGGAAACTGACGTCGTGCTCGGCGCCGTAGTCCGTGGTGGTGTCCCACGGCTTGCTCTCGATCGACAGCTGCACATAGGGCGACGTCTGGCGATCCGGCACATGCGCGAACACGCGCGCGCCACCGAGAAGCGCCAGCAGCGTGGCGTCCGCCCGCAACCGCGCCACCAGCGCCGCCCGGAGCGCCCGGCTCGCCCCGCTCATGCGCCTGCCGCCTTCAGCCGCGCCTCTGCGTCGGCGAAGATCGCCGGCGCCTCCTCTTCCGCCGCCCGCGACAGGAACGGTCGCCCGCCCTTCTCGGCCGGCTTGAACTCAAGCGGCGCGGCGTGGGCGGCGTTGACGTCGATGTCGATCACCAGCCGCGTCGGCGTTTGATCGTGTTGCACCGGATCGTGGATCGATCCCATCAGCCTGCCGGTGTCGCCCGCCGGATACTCGCCCGGCGCCGAGGCCTGGTGCGGCGGGCGCGACCCGTAGGCGAAGACGTTGCCGTTCCTGCCCGTCGCGAACCGCGTCGTGTAGATCTTGCCGGTCTTCGGGCCCTTCGCGATTCCCCGTTTCGCGCGGTTGACCACGCGCGGCGCCCCGTCGCGCAACGCCCCGAACAGCGGTCCGCGCGCCTTGCCGGGCGCGGCGCTGAATTCGCGAATGATCTCGTCGAAGCCTTCGAACTCCACGCGTCCCTTCATGGGAGACCCCGCTTCGGATAGTCGCCGCAATGCTCGAAACGTCCGGCCCGAATGTGAAAATGGCACATGCCGACACAGTGAACGCTTGGCGTGACCGTCGGGGAATCGATCGGGCCGGCGCGATCTGCGCCGCCTTCGATTGACCAAGTTGCACCGCTGGCGTTTCGCTGCCCATTGATTGACACGCGGCAACGGTCTTCGGGGTCGCGCGAGCCCTGGCATTGGAAGGTCAGCCACTTGGGCTTGCCTTCCGAATTCTCGCCATCGAGGTGAAACGCGCTCATGTCGGCAGTCCCTTCACCGGTCCGCCCTCGCGCAGCTGCATTTCGACGAAGCGCCCCCGCTCGTCCGGATCCCGCGCGCTCACCACATAGGCGACGCGCACCGCGCCGCGGCGATCGGTCCAGCGCACCGCCTGCCCTTGCCTCGGTTCGAAATCCGGCCGCCAGCGCACATGGCTGACGTGGGAAATCTGTTGCTGCAGCCGTCCCGCGGCGTCGATCTCGCGCGCGCTGGCCGGGCGGACGGCGGCCGAGGCGGCAAGCTGCATGGCAGCCGAGGCGTCGAAGCCGCCCTCGCCGTCATCGCTGCGCACGAAGTCGAGAAACTCCATGGTGAACCGGAAGTCGCCGATCGGGACTCTCATGCGAGCCCCTACGCCAGCCGCACGGTGCGGTACTGCGACAGCAGCGACGCCACGGTGAACTTCACGTCGCCAACCACGGAGAGCGATTGCGTCACGGCGGTCGGCTCGCGCTGCTCATACCAATGCGCGACGAGTTGCTTCATGGCCGTGAGGATGTCGTCGGGAACGTCGGTGGCGGCCTCGCCGAATCCAGCGGTGTAGCCGATCCGGATGCCCTGCCGCGCGCGCATCGGTGTCGCCGGCGCGATTGCGTCGACCGGCAGGAGCAGCGCCGGCCGGCCGCTGACGACCTGGAAGCCCGCGAGATCCTGCGCGACGAACGCCGTCCCATCCCACACTTCGACGCTGTCGAGATCCGCGAACGGGTGCGGACGCAGGCGCAGACCGCGTTCGTCCCACCGGTCGAACAGCACCTGCCAGCCTTGCGACACAAGCGCGAGGCCGGCGTCACGCTCGACGAAGCTGCGGGCGGCGGCGATGAGGCTGGTGAAAAGCGCATCCTCGGTGGAATGCTCGACCCGGCAGAACGCCTTGGCCTCGGTCGTGGTGAGCGGCTCCGCAGCGGGCGCCGTCACAAGTTCGTAAGTCCCGATCTGACGCATGCCCCGGCCTTCTCTCACGGAGGAAGAGAACGACCGGAGCATGCGCCAGCCCCCAACCCGATGGGTTAAGCGGCGGGACGGAAGGCCATGCCTTCGAGGATGGCGTGAGCGCCGCAGGGCGTGCCCGCGCCGTGCGTGCCCGAGAAGTCGAGTTTCACGTTCACGTAGCGCTTGTTGCCGCGATAGCCGAACGCGAAGACACCCGGAATTTCCGTGTTGGCGTCGAACGTCATCATCAGGCCCGTGCTGGTCGGCTCGAAGAGAACGCCGTCAGGCGCGTTCAGCGGGACGATCACGTCGCCCGCTTCGACCGGGGTCGTGGGCGTCGCGCTGTCGCCATGGCAGACGACCACTTCGATCTTGTCGGTGCCCGAGAGCGTGATGCCCTCGGCGCCCATGGTGACGACGATGGTGGCGCGGTCGCAGAGGTTGCCCTCGTTGAGCAGGTCAAGGTCCGCGTTGGCGTCTGCCGTGCGGGCCGCGATCGCGAGAATGGAAACCAGTTTCTTTTCGTTGACGCCATCCCGTTTCATGGGAGCTCCTTGGATTGTCAGAGCCGGGCTAACCGGCGGACGAGAAACCGGCGGGCCGAAGCCCGCCGATCCGGTTAGACTGCGGTCTGCAGGGCCTTGAGGGCCTCGGTCTTGCGATAGCCGCCGCCCACGCGCTTGGTGGTGTAGAACAGCACGTAGGGCTTCGAGGTGAACGGGTCGCGCAGCATGCGCATGCCGATCCGGTCGACGATGAGGTAGGCCTGGCCGAAGTCGCCGAAGAAGATCGGCAGCGCGCCATCGGCGATGTCCGGCATGTGGTCGTCGATATCGACCGGATGACCGAGCAGCACGGAGGGTTGCTTCTCCGTGAGGCCCTGGCGCCAGATGTAGGCGCCATTGTCGTCCTTGAGCAGGCGCACCTTCTCTTCGGTGAACCGGTTCATGCGGAAGCGGGCGTTGGTGCGATAGCGCGACTTGAGCCGCGTCGTCAGCTTGATCAGCGCATCGCCATAGGGCGCAGCGCCCGACGTGCCCGTCGACACATCGCTGGTCGATCCGCTCTTGACGATGCCGAGCTTGCCCTGCGCGGCGGCCGTCGAGCCCGTTTCAACCGTCAGCTTGGCCGACGGCAGCACGAGGCCTTGCGGCTTGCCGATGCCATCGCCGGTGATGAAGGCGGTCGCCTCCACTTCCCAGAACTGCTCGTTGGTCTGGACCGCGATTTCGCTTTCGACGTTGATGAAGGCGTCGTCGAGCAGCGTCTGCGAGGCGGCGGGCATCGCGTAGATTTCGTGCGTCTCGATGGTGATGCCGCCGAACGTCACGGCCTGGGTGATCGGGCGTCCGCCGAGTTCGGAAACCCAGCCCGCCGCGTTGTCGTTATTGGCGACCGGCTGCGAATAGACCGCGCCCGACACCTGCCGCGTCGCGGCGACGCCGCGCAGGCTGCCGTCATTGCGCGCGAGGCGCAGCACTTCGGTGTCGATTTCCGGCGCCGTGATGTAGCCGCCCTCGGTGGCGTTGCCGGCCGTCATGGCGCGCTTGTTCAGCAGCTCCATGTCAGCCTGCGATGTGCGGTCGCCCCGGATCAGCCAGTTCCTGAACGCCGCGCGATATTCCGGGTTGGCGCCGGGAATGTCGTTGCCGTCCTTGTCCTTGGCCGGTTCGCCAGCGCGTTTGGCGCGCTTCTCGATTTCATCGATCTGCGCCTGCAGCCCGGAAATGTCGGTGTTGATCTTGGCGGTGCGCTCCTCGATCAGCGGGTCGACCTGGTCCTTGGTCATGCGAAGCTTGATGGCCTCGTCGTTGGAGGCGCGCAGCTGTTCGACGGCGCGCGCGATGGTGTCGAGCGTCGGCGCGGCGTCGCGCACCTGCAGGCCGGCAGGCTTGTCAAGGTTGCGGTCGATGAGGCTCAGCGCCGTGCAGGCGCGGGCGAAAAGAGCGAATGAACGGGCCATGTCGGTCCTCGAATGGGGTTGGGCTCAGCGTGTGAGCGCGGCAAGCAGTCGGGTTGCGGCGTCCGCCTCGCGGGCAGCTGCCTCGATCGCCGGAGCGTCCCGCTCCTGGCCTTGGTCGTCGGTGGACGCATCCCGCGCCTCGCCCTTGGACTTCCATTGAGAGGCCATCGCCTTCGCCACATCCCGCGGCATGCCAGGCACGGCCCTCAGTACGGATTCAACTTCCCGCACGCTCATGTCGGCGCGGATTGCGGTGACGCCGGCGCGCTTGTCGCTGGGGCGCTCGACGAGGCTGACCTCGTAGAGGTTGACCTCCTCGTGATAGGTGACGCGCTTCTGCCAGTCGTCGTCGTTCTCGGTGCGGAACTTCTCGAAGGTGAAGCCGATCGACAGCCCGGTCGCGAGCTTCTCGCGCACCAGCGCGAGCGCGTGATCGCCGATCGCCGACTTCACGAACCGGCCCTTCACGAAAAGCCCGGTGTCGTCCTCGCGCAGCTCGGTCCATTCGCCGATCAGCTGATTCCAGTCGTGCTGCAGGTAGAACGAGGCCTTCCGGCCCGTGGGCGGCTTCGCCAGCGTCGCGCGGAAAGCGCCCTGCATGAAGATTTCGCGGTGCTGGTTCATTTCGCCCCAGCGCACCCCGTAGCCCTCGAAGGTGCGGACCGTCTCGTCGACCGCGACCTCGCCCAGCGTGGAGAAGCGCCGCTCGATCGCCGGCGCGTCCTCGCCGTCAGCGCGCGTCTGCAGGTTGGCCGGGCGCTGGTCGGGGCGGTTCGGGTCCAGCGTGAAACAGCCGCAGGTGGGGCAAAGACGCCGCGCATGCGCGAAACGGTCCATCGCCCGCTCTGCGCGATCGAGCGCCGCTTCGAGCGATGTCAGGTCGCGGCCGGGATCAGCAGCATCGTGCAGCGGCAATTGATAACCTCCCCGGCTGGTCCGTTTGGATCTCCGGGATGATCCAGCAATGCCTTGCCCACGCGGAATTGCTGGCCCTGCCCCACGACCTGGCCGTCGGCGCCATCGGGGCCGTGGGTGACGCGCGTGCGTTCGTCGTCGAGGGCGAGCCATTCCTTCCGGTAGGGTTTTCCCCGTGCGTCGGCCGCGATCAGCGCCGCCTTGTTCTGCGCCGCGTTGATCTCGGTGCGCGCGATGGTCCGAATCCGGTGCGCCGACAGGTTGGGCAGCACGTCGGCCAGGCGCTTGCGCGCGGCCTCCTCCCCGAGTCCCTCGCGGGCGAACTGTTCGAGCAGGTCCGACACCTGCTGCTGCGTCGTGGCCGCGATCTTGCGCGAACGTCCTGCGGCCTGCTGCTTCAGCGTCTGCGCGATCAGCTCGTCCCAGTCCGGCAACGGTGTTGCGCCCGGCGGCGTTGCGCCGCCCGCAGGCGGCGGCAGGCGTGGCGGTCCTGCCGGCGGCGGGTCGATCGGCGCGGGCGCCGGCAAGGCAGGGCGCGCTGGCGAACCGGGCAGCACCGGACGCGGAGCGAGCGGCGACACATGCGCGATGGCGGCCGACAACGGCTCCGCGATCTGCGGCAGGTTCACAAGCGTGGCGGCGGAGATTGCCGCATCGCCGCCCGTGGCGATGAGCGCGGCCTTGACGTGCGCCACAACGGCCGGCTGCGCTTCCAGCAAGGCGACGATGGCGGGAACGTCCGAATTGGCGGCGGCGCTCGTGGCGATGTGCGACAGCACCGCGGCGATCTCTTCACGCGAAGGTTCGGCGCGGGTGTGGCGCTTCGCCGGCGCGTCATCGAGCATGTCGTCAGTGACGACGCGAATGCCCTGCGCGGTCGCCAGCCACCAGCGCAGGAGGATGGCCTCGACGCGCCGGCGGTGCGTCTCGGCCTTCCACGCGCCGTTGCCGCACTCGACGGCGCAGCGCGCGAATTCCGCCTTCAGCGCGACGGTCATGCCGCGCATCATCACGCGGTTGGCCTTGTCGAGCCGCCGCTTCCAGCGCTTGCGCTCGCGGTCGGTCACTCGGCTTTGTCGTCGGCCTTCGGCTCAGCGGCCTTGGCAAGCGCCGCGCGCTCGGCGCCCGTGCCCTTGATCGGCTGCGGCGCAGGCTTCGGTTCGTACTTCGCCTCAAGCTCCGCGATGCGGGCGTTGGCGGCGTCCAGGTCAGCTTTGAGTCCCATCGTTCGCTCCTTCCGGTGGCGTCCGCAGTTCGAACATGCGGACCTTGTCTTCGGCGGTGGTGACCTCGACAAGGTTGCCGAAGCGCAGCTCCATCGCGTCCACTTGCGCCTTCAGTGTCGCGATCTCGGCGCGCTGGACTTCGCTCTCAGCCTTGGCGACTGCGAGTGCTTCCTCGCCTAGCTTGTTGACATCGCGCAGGCGGTCGATCTCTTCTTGCGTCGCGCGCCAGCCGGACACGTCCAGCAGGCGGTCGATCTTCTCGTTCACCTGTGCGAGCAGTTCGCCTTGTTCGCCCTTACGCATCGTCGTTCTCTCCGTTTTTGCCGTACGCCAGC